CAGCTCAATAAAAGGTGAAGTAAAAGAGTTCCCAAATTCAATCGGTGTTTATTTTGACATGGAGGCTTATGGTAACTTTCAAGATAAAGGGGTTTCAGGTACGCATAAAAAATACAATACAGATTATTCATATAAATCAGGTTTATCAAATAGACCAAGTCCGAGACACTTTGATAAATGGGTAGTTCGAAAAGGATTAGCACCGAGAAAACAAGGCGGTCAATTTGCGTCACGTTCAGGGATTAAATTTGCTTTGGCTGCGCATATACAAAAATACGGAATCAAACCCAGCTTGTTCTTTACTAAGCCATTTGAGAAAGCATTTAAGAAACTTCCCGACGTATTGATAGATAAATACGGACTGGATGCTGAAACGCTTTTAAATTCAATATTAAATCAAAATTTAAAAAATATAAAATGAGTATTTTCGCACGTTCACCTTATATAATCGAAATATCCGAAACAGGTCAAGAGGGTTCAAAGATAGAATTAAGATTATGGAACGGAACTGGCTCAGCACCAACCGATCCTCAATATATACTTAGCAAATTAATTCCAGCTTCAAACAACGTAAACACGTATTATAATATTTCACCTTACATCCGAGAGTACATAAGTTGGAATGTACGACAACAAATATATAATACTACGCCAGATTCCGAAACAACACAATGGTGCAACGCACAAGTAAAACGTTATAAATTAGATGCAGGAGTTTACACGCTTTTAAGTACTACAACTTATAAAGCATTTGATGGCTTTGGGTATTACGAACAAGGTTATAATCCTAATTTATATTCGGTTACTACAGTTTTACACGATCAGGGAACGTTTACTTATGCTTATGATAGTTCTATTAATCCAAGCTCAAATAATGCTTATAGAGGAGGTCATGCCACTGTATTAACCGATACGCTTTATCGAGCGAGATATACTAATTTAAGAACTGGAGCGGTAACCACTGTTAACATATCTTCATTGACTCCCACTTTAAAAGACGTTTACAGAGTTCACCCAAATAATTATGCTGATGGTAATAAATTGCAAATAGGCACTCTATCCGGAATTACATTTACATCATTATGGGAAGCAACATTCGAACCTAATTTAAATTGTAGATATACGCCTGTATTATGCGACTTTGTAAATCAATATGGAGCATGGCAAAGGACTTGGTTTTATGCAGCTTCAAATAACACGTTAAGCGTTGAAAACACGAAATACAATTTAATGCAGTCCACTTTTCCAAATTACAACACTTTAGAAGGGCAAACAAAGAGTTTCAACACCAACGGAAAAAACCTAATAAAGGTAAACACGGACTGGGTAGATGAAAGTTATAACAATTTACTTAAGCAACTTATGCTAAGCGAAAGGATATTAATCAATAGTTTACCAGCTACTTTAAAAACACAAAGCACTGAACTATTCAAGAACATAAACCAAAAGACAATCAACTATCAATTAGAGTTTGACTTTTCTTACAACACAATTAACAACGTAATATGAAACGGATAGTCGGTTTATTTATTGAGGGTGTTCAAGTAGAGTTATTCAACGATGAACAGATTAACGTAACTTCCAGCGTTCAGAATATTTCGGACATATCAAAGGTGTTTACCGACTTTTCGCAAAGTTTTACCGTTCCCGCTTCACCTCATAACAATGAGATATTTGAACACTTTTATCAGTCAGATATAAATCCTACAATAGACCAAAATTTAAGGCGTGATGCTTATATTGAAATTGACTTAACGTTTTTTAGGCGTGGAAAGATACAGCTCGAAAAGGCGAATGTAAAAAACGGTCAAGTAGAAAGTTACACTATTACTTTTTATGGCGACATACTTTCATTAAAAGACAAGTTTGGAGAGGATAAATTAAAAGACTTAGATTATAGCGATTTAGAATTTGCCTTTACGGGGACTAATATTTATAATAGAATAACTGACACGTTAACAGATTTTGATGTTCGCTATCCGTTAATAGCAAATAACAGATTATGGACTTATAATACTTCTGGCTCGGATATAACGCAAAACGCTCATGCTATCCAATACGATGAACTTTTCCCTGCTGTCAAAGTAAGTAAGATATTTGAAGCTATTGAAAATAAATACGGAATAACATTTCAAAGTTCATTTTTTAACGATGAAAGATTTAAGAAACTATTTTTATGGGGAAAAAATACGATAGAATATCAATGGGTAAGTCAGCAGTCTGATGTATTAATAGACCAAATATTAGCAACTGTAATTGCAGCCCCTAATATTCCAAATCCATCTTTACCTCAATATGTAGATATTTACCAAGACCAAATAAATATTTTGTACGCTGTTGGTGTACAATTTCACACAGTTTATTTTGAAGTATTAAATTTATCGGCTGCTGGGACTTTTTATATTGATGTTTTTCAAAACGGAAATTATACTCAAACAATAACTGGGGATGGAACTGGCGATTATGGAAATGTATCTTTTCAAAACACAATTGGTTTAAATACGGTTTTAACATTTAAGTTAAGAGCAACAGCACCAATGAGTGTTGACATGAATATTATTTATCAAATCCAAGCAATTCAAGGATTAAATAATCTATCTCAAATTAGTACAGTTCAAACAACATTATCGGGCAACGTAAATTTAAACAACGTAATGCCTGATATGAAAGTCGCTGATTTCTTTTCGGGAGTGCTAAAAGAGTTTAATATGACTTGTGTTGCTGTTGAGCAAGATGTTTATCAAGTGTTGCCTTTGGATTTATGGTACAGTCAAGGGGCTATTGTTGACATAACCAAAAACACGGACTTAGATTCCATTGATGTTAGTAGAGTTCCGTTATTCAAAAAGATAAATTTCAAATATCAAGAAAGTGAATCGTTTGTAAACAAGAATTATTTTAAAACTTATAATCAGCAATACGGAAATTTAGAATATCAATTTGACTACGATGGTGGAGAATACGTTATAGAAAGCCTATTTGAAAATTTATTATTTACAAGAACCGTAGACAATACAAGTCCAGTTCCTCATTACGCAATTTTAGGCTATGCTTTAAACGAAAACTATCAAGCGTATACCCCAAAGCCTTGTTTGCTTTATATGTATGGAGAAAGCGATTCTTTATTCCATGATATTAAATTTTATACAGGAAGCACTAATTTAAATATTGACACTTATGCTTTATTTGGTCAAGATTTAACCTACCAAAACACGAAATATAGTTTAAACTTTGGAGCAGATAACAGCATAATACACAATGAAACAATAAGCAACGGATTATATGCTACTTATTACTTTCCGTATTTATCTAATTTATTCGATTTAAAGCAACGTTTAGTAACGGTTAAGACTGTTTTACCAATTAGCCTATTAACATCGCTTAGATTAAACGATAGACTAATAATTCGTGATAAGAGATACATTATAAACGAAATGAAAAGTAACCTTACAACTGGTGAGGTGAATTTTAGTTTGTATTTAGACTTCCGACCATTGATAGCTCAAGAGCCTATTAACCCAGATTCAAGTGCGCAATGTTTAGATATTAATATTCCTTTTATAAATGGAAGTGCATACGCTACAATTACAAGTTCTTTTTCGGGTGTTACGATTACTCCGAGTACAATTTACCAAAATCAGTTGGTTGAGGTGTGTATTCCTGCAAATCCAAACACAACTTCAAAGATATTAGCCGAAAACACGAATCCAATAATTACAGAAACTGGATTAAATCTAATTACAGAGGAAAGTTCAGTTCAAGTAATTACAGTAGTAGTATCATATTTTAATACAGCAGGAACTTTATTAACGCAAGACATAATTATAGTACAAGAATGATAGCACAAATATTAGAACTTTTAAAAACGGATGACTTTTTTAACGTGAGTGAAATAGTGGATATTGCCAAAGGAAAACACGAATACACTTCCAATTTAAAAAAGATTTATAAACAAGTGAAAAGAAAACACGATGGCAGAAAAAAGAACAATTGAGTTAGAAATACAAGACAATAGTAAAAGCCTTAAACAACAATATAGGGAAGCTGTAAAAGAATTACAAAACGTTGCGGCAGCCTATGGAGAAACGTCTGCGGAGGCTGTTAAGGCAGCTCAAAAAGCGGCTGATTTAAAAGATCAAATTGGGTTTACAAATGATTTAGTAGGCGCCTTTAATCCTGATGCTAAATTTAACGCTTTAAGCAAATCTATTGGTGGTGTTTTAGATGGTTTTCAAGCTGTTCAAGGTGGTCTTGGGTTAATAGGTGTTCAGGGTGAAGCAGTAGAAGAAACAATGCTAAAAGTTCAATCTGCTATGGCTTTGTCTCAAGGCATTCAAGGTGTTTTTGAGGCGAAAGATTCATTTAAACAATTAGGAACTGTCATTAAAGACACTGCTATTAAACTTGGTATTTTAACAGTTGCAAAAGAAGCGGATACAGTTGCAACAGTTGCTAACACAGTTGCCCTTGAGGCACAAGCTGAGGCAACAGGGGACGCATCTACTGGTTTTAAAAACATGGGTAAATCTGCAAAAGTTTCTTTAAATGGAATTAAAGGAGCAATTGCAGCAACTGGTATAGGTTTATTAGTTATTGCGTTAGGAGCGGTTGTAGCTTATTGGGATGACATTAAGGAAGCGGTTAGTGGTGTAAGTGATGAACAAACTAAATTAAATGAAAAAACAACAGCTAATTTAGAAGCATCGGAAGCAAAAGTTTCGGCATTAGATAAACAAGACAACATATTAAAGCTACAAGGCAAAAGCGAAAAGGAAATTTTGCAACTTAAAATAACTGAGCTTGATGCTACAATTAAAATAGCTGAAACAAATTTAGAAAATCAAAAAGCTACAAAGAAAGCACAGGTTGAAGCGGCTAAAAGAAACAGAGATATTTTAGTAGGAATAATTGATTTTATAGCTAAGCCACTTGAGATGCTTTTAAAAGGAGTGGACAAGGTTGCTGAATATTTGGGTCAGGATAGCGGATTGGCAAAATGGTTTGAGGGAGCCAAAAAAAGCGCAGCAGAATTAATATTTGACCCCGAGGAAACAGCATCAGAAGGAGACAAGGCGATAAAAGCGGCGGAAGAAAAATTAACAGAATTAAAAAATCAACAAGCAGGTTTTCAACTTTCTATTAAAGAAATAAATAAAACAGAAGCTCAAAAAACAATAGACGCTAATAAAGAAAAAAACGATTTAATAAAAAGCGCAAACGCAGAAGCAGCACGTTTAGCAATTGAACAACAAAACGAACTTAATAAAAGATTAGAAGATATTGCAGAACAAAACTTTCAAAATAGTTTAACAGAACAAGAACGTGAAATTTTATTAGTTAATGACAAATATTTTGAACTTGAAACTTTAGCGGAAGGAAATAAAGACGCACTTGCAGAAATTGAATTGGCTAAAATGAATGAGCTAAACGATATTAATTTAAAATATCAAAACATAGCTTATGAAAATGACAAGGTAGCAAAAGAAAAAAAGGCTGCTTTAGATAAAGAAGCAACAGAAAAAGAAATTGCAGCAGCTAAGGCAGCAGCAGAACAAAAAGCAGCGTTACAACAACAAGGTTTAGACACGGCATTACAAGGCGTTCAATTAATAGCGAGTTTATTTGAAAAGCAAAAAGGAGTTCAAAAAGCAGCAGTAATTGCAGAAAGCGCAATAGGTATTGCAAAAATGATTATTTCAAATAAGTTAGCAAACGCTGGAGCTTTAGCAACTCCTCAAGCAATAGCAACAAGTGGGGCAGCAGCTGCGCCAGTTATAGCAATGAATAATATTTCAACAGGTATTGGAATCGCTGCTAACATTGCAGCAACTGCAAAAGCTTTAAAAACTTTGGGTGGGGGAAGCCCTCCTTCAGCTCAAAACCCAAGTGGTGGAGGCGGTGGTGCTGGTGGTGGTGCTATGGCACCTCAATTTCAAACTATAGGAACAAGTGGCGTAAATCAATTAGCAACATTACAGCAACAGCCAACAAAGGCGTATGTAGTGAGTGGTGAAGTTACAAGCGCACAGGCTTTGGATAGAAATAGAGTACAAAACGCAACATTATAAGTTAGATAGTTATGGCAAAGATGGAAATTATAGAACTGCTAATTGATGAGAATAAAATCGAAAGCGGTATCAATGCGGTTTCAGTTGTTGAAAGCCCAGCAATCGAAGAGAATTTTGTAGCCTTAAAAAAACACGAAGTAGAATTAAAAGAAGTTGACGGTGAAAAACGTATCTTAATGGGTGCGGCTTTAGTTCCTAACAAACAGATTTACCGTAAAAACGGAGACAAAGAGTTCTATATTTATTTCAGTGAGGACACGGTACGCAAAGCATCGGAGTTATTCTTAATGAGAGCCAACCAAAACAACGCCACGTTAGAACATGAAAAGAAAATGTTAGACGGTATGAGTGTTGTTGAGAGCTGGATTATTGAAGATGAGAAACAAGACAAGTCAGCAAAATACGGATTCAATTTACCAAAAGGAACTTGGATGATTTCCATGAAAGTAAACAACGATGAAATCTGGAACAAGGTAAAAGCTGGTGAAGTAAAAGGATTCAGCATTGAGGGTTACTTTGTAGACAAATATGAAATGAGTTTACAAGAAACCGAAGACGAAATAATAATTAAAAAAATTAAAGACTTAATAAATAAAAATGAAAAAAATGAATAACATTCTAAAAATGATTTCGCAAATGGAATCAAACGCTAACGAAATTAAATTAGCAAAACACGAAGTACAATTAAGTATAAAAGACGATGCAAGCAAATTAATTACTTCTTACTATGGCTTAACGGATAATGTAGATTCTAAATATACAGGAATACTTAAAGAAGTTCGAGGTTTAATTGATAAAATAGATGAAGCTATAAAAGTGTCAAATGAAATGCCGAATGTAATTACAAAATACGAACAATTAGCAAAAGAATTAGGAATAGACGTTAATAATATTCAAGAACTAAAAGACATGAAATTAGCGGTTAAAGACGTTGCACAATATAAAGGGTTAATCGCTAAATTGAAAACCATATAATGAGAACGGAAAGTAAGGTGAGTCCTCGTGGTGGCAAAAGGGGTTGTTTATGTAAAGACGGAAAATACTCAAAGGAATGTTGCGACGGTAGTTTACAAGCTCAAGGGATAGGTAAAACAGCGAGTGTAACGCCACAAAACGTAACGATTACAGAAATAGACGGAGTACGCACGATAGTACGTCAAAACGGGTAAAAAAGGAACAAGTATAAATTTAAAAGTTAATAAGTTATGAATACACTAAAAACAGTTTTTGGAAAACTATTCAAAGAAGAAACTAAGTTGGCTTCACACGAGATTGAATTGGCTTTGGGTGAAGATTTAAGAAAAGCAGAAAATGATTTAAAAACAGCTTTATTAAACGCTTCTAATATTGAAAGAAGTTTTGAAGAGGCTAAAAAAACTTTAAAAAGTGAAACTTTAAAATCACGTGGTTTAATGGATAAATTTAAAGCTAATGCAGTTGAATTAGGATTAGACCCAACTAAAAATGTTATTTACAAAACAATAGATGCTTATCTACAAGCTGATTTAATTAAAAACATTAAATAAACAAAAATGAAAAATAGCCTAATAAACCAAATCAAAACTTTACTCGGAATGGAAGTAAAACTTGAGCAAATGAAATTAATGGATGGAGTAACAGTTTTAGAAGCTGACTCATTCGAAGCAGGTAACGAAGTATTTATCGTAACGGAAGACGAACAAAAAATTCCTTTGCCAATAGGTGAATATGAGTTCGAAGATGGACGTATGTTGATCGTTGTTGAAGAGGGTGTTATTTCCGAAGTTAAAGAAAAAGAAGAAGAAGTTGAAGAGCCTGAAGCTGAGGTAGAAGTTGAAACCGAGAAAAAGGAAGAAATGGAAACTTCAAAACCAACTGCTAAGAAAACTATCGAATCAGTAGTTAAAGAAACTTTCTTTTCTGAAATAGAAAAACTAAAAGAAGAGAACGAAACTTTAAAAGCTGAACTAAGCAAATTAAAAGAGGTTAAAGAAACGGAAGTTGAGTTAGCTATCGAAGAAGAAGTTAAACCAATTTCTTTCAATCCTGAAAATGAGAACAAAGTTGAAGCTGTAAAATTTGCAACTAAAAGAAGTCGCACAATTATGGATTCAGTATTAAATAAACTAAATAAGTAATAATTTAAAAAACAAAAAAAAATGAGTACAACATTCACAAGCATTTCGAATGATTCTTTACGTCAAGTGGGCGTAGTTGAAACATTGACAGGTGCAACAACTTTAACTGCTGAAGATAGCGGTAAAGTATTTATTCTTAACGCTGCTGCTGGAGCGCAAATTACACTTCCTGCTGTTGCTGACGGAGCTGGTCAATCTTACAAGTTCGTAGTGGGTGCGTTATTCGCTACTACTGCTTGGACTATTAAAGCGGCTACAAGCAAAATTCAAGGTGGTGTTATCGTAAACAGCGTTAACGTACCGGGAGCAGACGAAAACACGATTACATTTTCAGCTTCAGCTGACACAATCGGTGACTTCGTAGAATTACATGGTGACGGTTCTAACTGGTATGTTTTCGGATTGGGAACTGCTGCTGGAGCAATTACATTAACAGTAGTATAAATAATTTAAAAAATTAAAATAAAATGAGTACAACACAATCAATTACAACTACTTACGCTGGCGAGTTCGCAGGTAAGTATATTGCAGCTGCTTTATTGTCAGCTCCAACTTTAGAAAAAGGCGGAATTACTATCATGCCTAACGTTAAATACAAACAAGTTATCAAAAGAGTAGCTACTGATGACATCATCAAAAATGCAACTTGTGACTTTGACCCAACTTCTACTGTAACTTTAACAGAGCGAGTTCTTCAACCTGAATCATTCCAAGTTAACCTACAACTATGTAAGGCTGACTTTAGAGCTGACTGGGATGCTATCCAAATGGGATATTCTGCATTCGATGTATTGCCTAAGTCTTTCGCTGATTTCTTAATTGCACACGCTGCTGAGAAAGTTGCTGCTGGAATGGAGACTTCAATTTGGAGAGGTGTTAACGCAACAGCTGGACAATTTGCTGGTATCATGACACAATTAACTACTGACGCTGCTTTACCAGCTGCACAAGAAATTGCTGGTACTACTGTTGATGCTACAAACGTTATTGCACAATTAGGTTCTATCGTTGACGCTTTACCTGCTGCATTGTACGGAAAAGAGGATTTAGTTCTTTATGTTTCTAACAACATTTATAGAGCTTACGTTCGTGCATTGGGTGGTTTTGCTGCTGCTGGTGTAGGTGCTAACGGTTACGATAACAAAGGAACAAACCAAGTATTGAATGACTTGTATTTTGACGGTGTTAAAATATTCTTAGCTAACGGACTTGCTTCAAACACTGCACTTCTTTCTCAAACTTCAAACTTGTACTTTGCGACTGGTTTAATGAATGATATGAACGAAGTTAAGGTTATTGATATGGGTGACATCGACGGTTCTCAAAACGTACGTGTAGTTATGCGATTTACTGCTGACGCTAAATACGGTTTTGCTTCCGACTTGGTTACTTACGGAATTGTAAATTCAGCTAACTAATCAAACTAAACTATAAGCGAGGGTGGTGAAATATACGCCACCCTTTTTTGTTTAACATTAAAAAAATAATAAAATGAGCTGCGATATAGCAAACG